CTATCAGGAATAACCTGCTCGGTGATAAACAGCCCTGATGGTTTTGCGCCGTTCATCATCACATAGTTGGCGTACAGGTCAATATCTTGGTCTAGCCCCACAAGCTCAGCAGCAAGAATGCCTTTGTTAAAGCCAGCGGATCCTTGCCACGCTTGATCCTTAACATGCATAACCTGATGCGCTGCTAGCGGCTCATCTTTACTGAATCCATAGCTAGGAGTGCTTAGCCGATAGGACGGGTATCGTGCAGGGGTAATAGTGACAGCAATTAGGGTACTGTCCAAGATATACATTTCTAGCGGGGTTTGGCTAGGATTATCTTGGTCTTTTCTCCACCACAGCGTAAATGCTTCGCCCAGCATTTCATGCCACATCATGAATTGATACCAGAATTCGTATTGGCTTTGAAAATTGTTTGGATTTTCCAACAGGCCAAGCACCGATTTAGCTTTGGCTTTATCTCTTGTGCCAACTTTATCGGATCCAATGGCATCAACATATGTGCCATCATCAGTTCTAGCCATGATTTTGATTGGCAATTGCGAAATCGCCCTAGCCTTAACAGACACACAAGACATAACCGTGCTGTTGCGAGATAAAACGCTTGTGTCTACTGGCCTGCCCGCATCCGTTGTGCTGGATGTGGTGACATACAAAATCTGTGTGTTTACCGTGGGGCGCTTGTTGTCGCCTTGATAAACAATGTTATTTCCCAGGGCAGTCTGCCCGTACAGCGTATTAGATTCATCAGCTTTTGCTGCTTTACGCTGAAAAATTTCCGGGATTCCTGGGATTTTCATAATGCTTCCTTACAAAGTGCGGAAACCAAATCCACTCATCGCAGGATGGTCTAAACTGCAATGCATGGCAATGATTAAGGCAATTATGCCATCCACTTTTGCGCTTTTGTCAGCTTCATTTTTACGAACCTTAATATTTCCATTCACATCCTCATAAACTTCACAGTTTCCTAGCTGCCAGCCAACGAACGGGTTGCCGTCATGCTTAATTGCATGTTGCATGATTAGCTTTTCAACGTGCTTTGACGGATTGCTTAACACAGCCATACCCTGCCCGACCTTTTTCACAGGCAAAGATGAGTCATGCAATCGAGCCACTAGGCTTGCTGCGTTATATGCGTCATATCCAATTTCTTGCACATGATATTTGCCTGATTGCTGAATAATGTAATCGCTAATCTCGCGGTCATCCATCACATTACCTTCTGTAACGTGCAAAATGCCTGATTGCCGCGCTACACGAAAAATATCGGCATAGTGCTTAGGAATCAGTGCATATCCTTCCTCGGGCATGAAAAATTTAAACTCGGCTTCGTAGTCATCTTCGGCATACCTTTTAAGCGTACAAACAGCATTAAGGTCGCGTATGGCCGCTAGGTCAAAGCCAATAAAAACGGCTTCTGGTTCGCGCTCGCCTTTAATGGCGCATTTCGGGCTATCCCAATAATCCCGGTCTACCCAAGCGCTATTTGCGCTGACATACAAATTTAGGGTTTTGCAAAGAAACTCGTTTAGCGCTGCTGGCTTGTGTTTGGCTTCTTCTGCTCGCTGTGCTATGGCCTCCTCAAAGACGCTGATGCCATGCATAGGATTGGCTTTGGCCCAGGTGCTAGGGTCGCGCCAATCGTCGCCAGGATCAAGGCTATAAAGCAGCCCAAACCACTTAGGATTGTCCTCAGCTTCACCGGATAGCATTGCCTCCAGCATCTGCATATCTTCGTAAAACTTGGTTTCCTTGGTAAAGCTAGCTGTAGTGATATAGACCCGCAACGGGTTTTGTCGGGCAACCATACCCGAATGCAGAACCTCAATGCTGTTGCGGTCAACAATCTGCGCTGCTTCGTCAATGATGGCGCATGACGGATTTTTGCCGTCCCCGGTCTTTTTGGTGTCTCGGCTCAGGGCTTCAAAACGGCTTTGGGCATCGCCTAGTTTTGTAATGCGATTGCGGGACACATTAAACAGCGCTGCCACATCGGAGGGCATAGCATCTACAAAACCTTGCGCTGCGGTAAAAACAATGCTGGCTTGATCCCGGTTTGTAGCCAAGGTGTAGACCTCTGCCCCAGCCTCACCAAATGCAAGCTCATACAAGCCTATGGCCGCAATTAGGGTAGATTTACCGGCTTTCCTAGGGATGTAGACGATTACATCCGTAACCATCCGTTTTTTAGAATCGCGCTTGGACCTAAATCCATAAATAGCGCAAATCAGGAAAACTTGAAACGGCTGTAAAACCAGCGGCTTGCCAGCATCCGGGCCTTTGGTGTGGTACAGCGTACTGGCAAATTCTAGGAAATGCTCGACGTAGCGGGTATGGAATTCCCAAGACCAGGCTTTGTCCTCAAGCTGATTTAGGAATCGCTGGCAGGCTAGCCGCACATTGCGGCAAACGGGTATTTCACCTTTTACGACACCGACAGCGTAAAGAATGCCATCTTCATAAGTCATGCTGCCATTTCGTTGTAAGTTTTCCCGGATGCTTCATGAATAGCATTTTTGCCTGTAAATTCTTGCCACCGTTTAATAATTACATCGCAATATTTCGGAGCAAGTTCCATCAAACGGGCAGCGCGTTTAGTCTTTTCGCAAGCGATTAGGGTGGAACCACTGCCGCCAAACAAATCTAGCACAACAGACCCCGCCTTCAGGTAGTCCAGCGAGAATTCCACAACTTGAAGCGGTTTTTGTGTAGGATGAACACTACCCTGTAGTGCTGCACGATTAACAGTGACTGAACGCAACGGTGTTGCTTGTGTTGTCCACGCCAGTTCGCCATCACTCATCGTTAAACCGTCCTGGCCTTTGCTCCAATAAATCCATCCCCGTGTAGCAGGCAGTAAGTCGGCAAAATAGTTGCCGCCCCATATGACAGCAGGAACATTCAATCCAACAATGTAATTGAAAATACCGGGGTCAGGGCGCTCTGCGTCCCATCCCATAAATTCGTGCGCTTTTCGATTATGCTTTGGGTTTTTGTTTTTGCTTTCTTTTTGCCCGTCAATGCCAATGCCATACGGAGGGTCAGTCACAATAGCGTCAACCGCTTCCCCCGCCAACAGCGTGTCAATTGCGACTATGCTTGCACTGTCGCCGCACATTAAACGATGCTTGCCCATAATCCAAACATCGCCCAAAACTGTAATTGGGTCTTCGGGCAGTTCTGGCAATTCATCATCTTCGGTTAAGCCTTCTGTCGTTTCAGGCTCATCTAAGATGTTTTCCAGTTCTTCGGCATCAAAGCCAAGCAGAGAAATATCAAATTCCGCTAGCTCTAAGTCTTTGATTTCCAGCTTCAGCATTTCCTCATCCCAGCCAGCATTTAACGCCAGCTTGTTATCGGCAATGACATAAGCCCGTTTCTGGTTTTCGTTTAGATGGGCCAGCCGAATGCATGGCACTTCATCAATAGCTAGCTTTCGCGCAGCCATAACCCGCCCGTGACCGGCAATGATCCCGCCAGCTTCATCAATTAAGACGGGGTTAACAAACCCAAATTCTTTGATGCTTGCCGCAATTTGGGCGACCTGGGCATCACTATGGGTTCTGCTGTTCTTGGCGTAAGGAATCAGCTTATCTATCTTGACTTGTTCTATCGTTTCGCTTTTCATGGTCCGTTTAGCAGTTTTTGATATTTACCGGCTTCTGGTTGTTTGCCGCCAGCCAACCGGCCTTTGGGTGTTAAGCCAAGCTCATTCATCAAAGTAACCGCCCTCATCAATGCTTTGTCCCCAACCCTAATGAAAGGATTCGGGCCAATCGTAGAGCCTTGGTTAAATTTGGTAATGATGCCGCCTTTTTTTATGCCTTTCCAACACTCGACATAAATCTCAATTTGGCTAGCCAAAGCCGCCAAAACGTGCTTATCCTGATTACTGCCAATACCATAGGTATCCCACAGGAATTCGCTAGTCTCAGCAATAAATTTATCCCGGTCCCAGGTTTCCGGGTTATCCAGCCAATCAGCCTTAGGAACCCTTGCGCGAACGTGCTCAGGCAGCGGCTCGGCTTTATGCCTTGCGTTTGTGCCATGCACTAAATGCAACTCAGGAGGTAGGCGGTTTGTCATTGGGCATTCAGGGAATTCCCCTGGGAATTTGTTAAGTCCCTGTTATCTTAACGTAAAACGCCGCGAATTGGG